ACTGTTAATTTTTTTGAGTACAGCTGAAAAAAGTTGTTGACATTTCTCTCGGGCCTGGTATAATCTCATTTATGAGGAAGAAAATAATATTAGATTTCAACTGTGTAGACACGGAATGGGAATTCTTCCCGACCATAGATCTCTACTCTTTTCCTAAAATGAGTCAATGTGTAGTTAGTGAAACTCCCGACCGACAGGTCGTCAGTAATGTCATATAGAGTTGCCTTGTCGGCATCATTACCCTTACGAAGAGCTCGTCCAATAGATTGAAGTACTTTGATTTCAGACTTAGAACCAGAAGCAAAGATTACGTTATCAAGTTTCTTCAAGTTCACACCCGTTGAAAACACTCCATAAGATGCAAGTATATCATGCTGTTTGATTGGATCATTTTCGACCAGATGGCGAATTCGTTCACGTTCTTCTCCCTTAGTTGCTCCATATATAAAATGAAGTTGACGATCGTCCTTGCGAAGCAAGGGTTCTAAGATCTTACCATGTTTCTCAACAAGATCAAATAAAATCAAATTGTTTTGACCTTCAAGAGACCAAAGCAAATTTCTAATGAAAATGTTTCTTTTGTGATTGTTTACAATAAACTCTCGTTCAGCAGGATAGCGCTTACTAGATTCCTTGATCGTCTTGAATGCCTTATGGAATCCTTTACGAACTTCCTCAGAATGAGACAGAACAATTGCTTTTACATTGAAATCTGCTACTGTTCCTTGATCTATAAGATCTTTTGTAGATACGTGTCTACGAACAGCACCAAAACATCCTTCTAATACAAGCCTATGAGTCTTGCTTTCTTCTGATTTTAAAGTACCAGTAAAGCCATGTCGATAGTAACATTGATCTAATCCTTCCATAATTTTCTGAAGTGATTTAGCTTGGAAGTTATGTGCTTCATCTCCAAGTACTACATTGAACTGGCCAAACCAATCTTTTGGAAGTTTAATTAATGATTGCCATGTAGAAATAACAATAGGAGCATCTGTGTTTTTATCAATACCACCTTGAATTTTATAGATCAGATCTTCATCACACCCATAGTCTATAAAGTCACCAGCCATCTGGTGCACCAGAGAGATCGTTGGAACAATAATAAGTGTTCTATGATCGTATGTTCTACGATAATGCTCAGTAATTAGATAAATGATTAACGATTTGCCAGAAGATGTAGGAGACAAGGAGAGTGATCTTGAATCCCTGATTGCATCAACAACGTATTGATTTTGGTAATCGCGTGGTTTAAATTTGCAATTGATTTCTTCAGCAATTTGATAGCCATAATCATCAGGAATCTCCTCTGCTATGTACAAATGATCAGGCGCTTTAAGCTCATAACCACGATCTTCACAAAATTTTCTTAATTTTGAAAATAGACCTACGTACAATTTTGGACGCATTGCTTGGAATAATCTGATCCAGCCATCCCAAACTCTGTTCTTATAACTTGGATTAAATTGATAGCCAGAAGGTTGAAACTTGAAATAATCTTCAAGTTCCATGCGTATGCCAGAGTCAGCGTTTACTTTAAGGTAAACTGCATTTATAATTTCAACGCTGACCACATCCATAATTTAGTATTCCCCGTGTTGGAACTTCAAAATATCAATCATGTTTTTCACGATGAAATTTCTACTGTGTATTGTTTTAATGATATCTTCAAGGAAGTTAGCCCGAGTAGAATGATAATCAATCTTTAAACTCAGGTTAATAATATCTCTATCTGCTTGCAAGTATTTATCAACATCCTGCCGGATTACTTTTTTCTGAAAAGGCTTCCATCCTCGCTCACGAAGATCTTCTTCGGCCATTGAACCATCCAACCACTCGCGTTTCGCAAGCTCAAGTTCCTTATAGTCATAGCGAAGCTTCTTTACTTTCAAAGCTTCCTTATAATATAAGGTATAATATTTGTTGTGAAGTTCTGGAATTCTTTTGGACTCGCCTGCTAAGTTAGACTCGTCGATCTTACAGTCTTTAGACCACATCTCACTAATGTCATCAGTACTCATCACATGCCCTTTGCACAGTTGTTACATTATTATACTATCACACTTTGATAGAATGTCAACTGTTTTTTTCGAACCTCATGTTCGTATAGCGCATAGTGACGCTGCATTCTGGGTATATGATATCAGTTCCAGTGACATCTAAAGAGATGCCACTTAATGATAGAGGAAATGCTTCTGTGAAGGTGAATTTAAGATGAGGCTTCCTATTGCTATTCTCAATCACAATAGAAATATCAGACACTGCACCGTATTTGCTCTTATCGAGATTGAGCCTTTGATCTGAAGATTCGGGAGTTCCCATACCTTCCATCCAAGACAAGATCTCATTATAATTATTCATCTGCTCGTCTACGATGAAGCTTAGATCTAGTTCAGCGTACTCTATACGATCTGGTGTTCTATAGATATTATGTAATGGTGAAACCTGTTGTGGTGCTCCCATGCTCAAACCAGGTATATTAACACGTTGAGTAAAGAACTCTACGTTTGGTAGCCTATCGATAACCACCTTGAACGATACTGGCGACAAATAATTTGTAATCATTTCAAATTTCCTATTGACATTTCTTGAAAGGTATGATAGTATTTATAAATAATGAACAACAATACCGAGAGGTAAAGCTCATGGCAGATGATTATCGATGTTATTGGTTCGATGATCCTTGCGACGATTGTACTCACTGGATAGGAAATATGTAGTTGACAATCGCAAATCTTTAGTGTAGAATAGCCACATGATGTTCTCAAATGGAGAAAAATTTTGACTGAACAATTTAAAATTCTAACAGCCCGCCAACACGTTAGAGAACGTATTGGTATGTACATGGGCTCAAGCGCTAAGGAAGAAGTTGAACGTTTTGTTATGGGTCAGTGGAAAACTGCTCAGTACGTTCCTGCTCTTTCTAAGATGATTGATGAAATCCTTGATAACTCTATTGATGAAGCTATTCGGACTAACTTTCAGTATGCGAACAAAATTAATGTTTCTATAGATAATAATAAGGTAACCATTACCGACAATGGTCGTGGTATTCCTCAAGAACTTGTCTATGATGAAACCACTAACAGTAAAATTGCTCGTGCAACTGCAGCTTGGTCTCGAGTCAATGCAGGTACAAGCTTTGATGATAACCGTGTAACAATTGGTACCAATGGTGTTGGTTCAGCTGCTACTAACTTTTTATCATCTAAATTCGTCGGTAAGACATGGTCCAATGGTAATATGCTTACTGTTGAATGCAAGAATGGTGCTGAGGATGTTCGTGAAAAGAACACGCCAAAAGATGGCAATGGTACTGAAGTTTGGTTTACTCCTGATTTTGAGTTGTTTGAAGTCGACAGTCTCCAAGAACTTGATACAGTTGCTTTAGTTGAAGATCGATTGATGAGCCTTCAAATGGCTTTTCCTGAGATCTCATTCTCATTCAATAAACGCCGTATCAAAGTAAACAATTTGAAAAAGTACTCTGAGTTGTTCGGTGAAGAAGCAATCATTGAAAAAACCGAAGATTTGTCGTTCTTTATTACTACGTCAGAAGATGGATTCCGCACTAACTCATTTGTTAACGGTGTGAATACTCGTCAAGGTGGTTCATATGTCGACTTTATCGTAAATGGTATTGTTGATGAATTGGTAACCATGATCAAGCGTAAACACAAAATTGAAGTTGTTAAGTCAACTATCAAAAATGGTCTTACGTTTGTTATGTTTGCTAAGAACTTCACAAATCCAAAATTTGACAGCCAAACAAAAGAACGTTTAACGAATCCAATGACAAATGTTCGTGATCATGCTGTTAAGGCTGGTATCCGTGAAGCTGACTTTTTTGCTCGTAAAATCCTCAACACACCTGAGATTATTGATCCGATTATTGAGGCTCAACTCGCAAAGAAAATTGCTGCAGACAAAAGAGCTGCAACAATGGCTCAAAAGAAATTGCGCAAGGTTAAGGTAGCTAAACACATCGCTGCTAATAAAGATGATGCTACACTTAAAATAGTTGAGGGTGACTCAGCTATGGGCTTCCTTCTCAAAGTACGTGATCCAAATAAGGTGGGTGCTTATCCTCTTCGTGGTGTGATTATGAACACATGGGATATGAAACCTGCTGATGTTCTTAAGAACAAAGAGCTCTCAGAATTGATCTCAGTTCTTGGATTAGATATTACAAATCCAAACTCAGTTGATGATATGACATATGAACATATTGCAACATTGACCGATGCTGACCACGATGGTATTGGTCATATTAGTCCATTACTTATAGCATTTTTCTATAAGTTCTGGCCACGACTTCTTCTTGAAAAGAAAGTTAAAATCACTCGTACTCCTATCATGATTTCATCTAAAGGTAAGGATATTAAGTGGTTCTACACATACGAAGAAGCTCGTGATTTTAAAGCCAATAATAATGGTTGGAAGCATCGTTACATCAAAGGTCTAGGTTCTCTTACTGAAGATGAGTATGATACCATTATTAACAAGCCAGTTTATGACACAGTCACGGTTGATGACGCTGGCATTTTCCAAATGATGTTTGGAAAAGAAAGTCAATTACGTAAAGACTACATGTTTCAATAAGGAGAATAATAAATGGCATTAGATCAAGACTACATGATCAACGCAATGCGATCACACGCCCGTGGTCATATTGATAAACACAAAATGAATGTTGAAGTATATCTTAATAACCCAGCTGGTATTGGTGACCATCCGGACGTGTTTGAGGCGATCGAACAAGAGATACTTGAAATCGCAAAGTATGACGACGTTTTGGAGATGCTTGATAAATATTTCGGTTGACAACTCAAAATAGTTTGATAGAATACTATCAAATGAAAGGAACAGCTATGACCGATCATGAACTCTTCGAAGCAAGAAAAGCTGGAGCATTGGCCTTAGATATTATTCAAAGCAAGCTCCATCTTCCTTTAGAAAATGGAAAGATTAACGAAGATAAAATTCACGACCATATCATTATTGGAATGTATTCTGGTGACCTTAAGGAAATTAGTCAGAATGTAATTGATATGGCACTAAGTACCGTGCAAGAAATGGTTGACATTAATAAGAATAAGTGATAGAATGGTTCTATAAATTGAAAAAGGTTCACTATGAGTTTACTTGAATTTGCTGTTGATAACGACATGAATGATTATCCAATTTCAAAGGTTGCTAAAAATGAATGGCTATCCTTTGCGATGTATACTGTCGAAAGTCGTGCTATTCCAAACATGATAGATGGTCTAAAACCTGTCCAAAGATTTTACCTTTATAGTTCTATACTGAACTCTAAACGTGATTTCAAAAAGGTTTCCGCTGTGGCTGGTATTATTTCCGATTATGGATATAACCACGGTGAAACATCTGCCGCAGGGGCGGGGCAACTAATGGCTGCGACGTGGAATAACAATATTTGCTTGGTCGAAGGGAGGGGTTCATTTGGAACTCGACTCGTACAAGAAGCCGGTGCAGCACGTTATGTCTATACGCGCCTAAGCGAAAACTTTGAGAAGTATATTCGTGATGTTGACCTCGCCCCTGCCCACGAAGATCCTGAGCATGAGCCACCAGCATTCTATCTTCCCGTACTTCCTTTGGTACTAGCCAATGGAACCAAAGGAATTGCAACTGGTTTTGCTACTAATATTCTACCAAGATCTGTAGACTCACTCTCTGGTGCAGTTCGTGAATACTTGGTGAGTGGTAATATAGCCAACCGTGTGCCAGTGTCATTTCCTGACTTCGTTGGTAGAGTCGACTATGATCCGGTTGAAGATCGTCATATTGTTTATGGTAAATACCATAAGAAAACCAAAACAGTAATGATGATTACTGAAGTACCATATGGTTTTGATCGTGAATCGTATGTTAAGATCCTTGATAAGCTTGAAGAGGATGGTGACATTGTTTCATATGAAGATCTTTGTGATAAGACTGGTTTCTCATTCGAAATCAAATTAAAGCAAAATACCTCAGCCAACTGGAATGATGCTAAAATCATTTCTAAATTCAAACTTAGCAAGCCTTTGTCTGAAAACCTAACGGTGATTGACTTTAATGGCAAGCTTCGTGAATATAAAGACGAACGTGAGCTTATTAAGGACTTCGTCGATTATCGCCTTGGGGTACTACAACAACGTATTGAAAAGCGACAAGCTGAAGCCATTGAAGAAGTTCGTTGGTTAGATGTTAAACGCCAATTCATTGGTGCAGTACTTGAGGATAATATCATCTTTAAGAATCGTAAGAAAGCTGATGTTGGTAACCAAATCCTTGAAGTAACGTCAGCTCTCCCTGAAGACGTCGACCGTTTGCTTCGTATTAACATCATGAGTCTTACAGATGAAATGGTAAAGGAACTACAAAGGGACATTAAATCAGCTAAGACTGAGTTAACGTTTTGGACTAAAACGACTCCCAAGAAGCAGTTCGAAAGTGACTTGGAAGGTATATCATGAAAATGTACTTTAAAAGAATATTGATAGCATCCTCTATTCTTTTTAATGTTATCATTGGTGGGAGGCTAAATCAATCTTTCTCAGCATCACAACATCAAAAGCGAAGAGATGGCAAAGCTAACATAGCATCCATTATTGATTTTATTTTTTATAAAGACGTAGAGCATTGTATGGAAGCTTGGATTAAATGGAAGATCATTCATAATGCTATAAATAACAACACAAAGTTGTATAAAGATGAAAGTTGAAGTAACAGATCTAGATCCGGTTTTGACCGAAAAATTTGTAACATTCTGCTGCGAAGAAATGGATATTGATCCTGGATTGGTCTATGTTGAAGGATGGGATACTCCTTTATTCAATAAAGCAACAGGACTTTGTTATGAGGTAGAACACCTTGAAGAATATCTTATCCATGTATATACTAAGGATAGGAATTTAACAGAGATCTATAACACATTGGCCCATGAAATGATTCATGTAAAGCAATTCATGAAACAAGATCTCGGAAATGTAGTAACGCAACACAAACCCATTTACACAGAACGTTGGTGGGAAAAGGAAGCTTCAGTAAATAGTTTGCAATTAGTAAAAAAATACGTTGACATTCTCTACGAAATGGTATAGAGTTAGAAGTATAAAGAAAGGAAACGGAATGAAACCCTTTATTTTAGCAGCAGCTGTGTTAGCAATTGCTACACCTGCT